CTGCCCTAAAAACCTGTAAACTACAGCCATGTTCGGCTTTAGCTCCTTCGCACAAACAGCCTTCGCTGCGGAGGCGTTAAATGAATCTGTTGCCGTTTCGGTAACTGGCGTTCAGGCGACGGGCTATCTAGGCACCGCACAGGTCGCAGCGGATGCTAACGTCAATGTAACCGGGGTTCAAGGCACAACCTACCTCGGCACGGCAAACGCCACCGGCACGGCTAATGTCTACCCAACAGGCGTAGAAGCCACAGGACAGACCGGCACCGTAACTGTATCCGGCAAAGCGGTTGTCAACGTCACAGGCGTTCAAGGCACCACATACCTCGGCACCGCTCAGGTAACAGCAGACGCTAACGTAGACGTAACCGGGGTTGAAGGCGTAACTACGCTTGGCGATGTACACGTACAGGCAGCCGGCCAGATCCATGTAACCGGCGTTGAAGGTACCACAGAGCTTGGCTCGGTTGAGGTAGCGCCAGACTGTAACGTGTTTGTTGTTGGTGTTGTTGGTATCAGCCGCCTCGGAACCGCCACAGTTCAAGCCAACGCCGACGTCGATGTTACAGCCGTTACGGGTACAGGCCAGACAGGCACTGTCACCTTCAACAACACCGCAAACGTCTACCCAACAGGGGTTCAAGGCGTTCTGTACGCTGGCACGGTCACGATCAACGGCGACGCGCAGGTTAATGTCACCGGCGTATATGGCACAGGTATAGTCAACAGCAACGGCATCCGCATCTGGAGCGAAGTTGACGACAGCCAGACAGTTGAGTGGGTTGACGTTATTGCCCCGCCTGTTACTGACATCTATGTGATCGACTGTTTTGGCGGTTCCGCCCTGTCCGAAGTGGCTATCAATGGCGCCTATGACATCCGGTTCCGCCGCAGACCACAGGGAAGCTGGACGCCTGTCAATGACGCACAAGACGCTGGCTGGACTGATATAGCCGCTTGATGTATAACTACTAAAATTGCTTAAGGAGCCACCATGGCCTCGACATATTCACCGACACTGCGAATTGAACTCATTGGTACCGGCGATCAGTCGGGCTTGTGGGGCGACACTACGAACAACAACCTCGGCGCTCTGATTGAGCAGGCTATCACCGGGGTTGAAACGATCCCGATGACGGATACCGACTACACGCTGTCGGCTCTGAACGGTTCTGTGGATGAGGCTCGCAATGCGGTCATCGTTATGACCTCGATCGGCTCGTTGACTGGCTCGCGCAACATCATTATCCCGGCTGAAGAAAAGCTGTACGTGTTCAAGAACTCGACGACTGGCGGTCAAAACATCGTGGTCAAGACCTCTGGCGGCACGGGCTACACGATCCCTAACGGGATGACCGGTTTCCTGTACTGCGACGGCACCGACTGCCTGCCGGCCGTATCGTATCTATCTGGCGCGACACTTGCCAGCCCAGCGCTGACCGGAACTCCAACGGCGCCAACTGCTCCGGATGGCACCAATACCAACCAAATCGCTACCTGCGCGTATGTGTCGACCAACGGCATCCCTGTGGGCGGTACTGGTATTGGCGTGCGCACAGGCGCATCGACCACAGCTCTGCGTACTATTACGGCAGGCACGGGCATCACTGTGACCAATGGCGACGGAGTAGCGGGCAACCCAGTCGTTACCAACGCTGGCGTAACGTCCCTAAACCTGCAAACAGGCGCTCAAACACTGACCGGCTCGGGCGGTATTCAAGTGTCCACCGTCGGCGGCACCACAACCATTTCTCCAACCTCGACCTCTTACAACAGCTACGGCGTCCGTACGGTGTCTTCTTCGGCTCCAAGTGGCGGTAACGACGGCGACATTTGGTATCAGATCTAAATGCCTACTAACTCGACACTCTTCGTTAAAAGCGGCGGTACTTGGCGCAACCCATCCACAATATGGGTTAAGAGCGGAGGCGTCTGGAGAGCCGTAAGCAAAGTTTGGATTAAGAACGGCGGCATCTGGGAAGACGTCAATCCAGTTCCGGGCACACGCACGTTCACCTCAAACGGCAGCTTCACTGTTCCAACCGGCGTGCACAGCATGTTCTTAACCGCTATTGGTGGCGGCGGCTCTGCGGGTAACGTGGTGGATGGTGGTCGAAACGATGACTACGGCGGCTCTGGCGGCGGCTCTGGAGGCCAGAAGGTTAGCAACTATTCTATCCCTGTTACTCCGGGCGAGACTATCTCGGTTGTCATTGGTGGCGGTGGTTCTCGCGCTTACGGCGGTCGTGACTCTGATAACCAAGGCGGTACGGGCGGTACGACGTACATTTACACAGCAGCCGGCACTTACTACCTGCTAGGCGGTACAGGCGGTTACGGCGGCGTAGGTGACGCGGGGCGTACATTCCCGGGCGGCTCAACGACTACAGCTAACTCATCGCTCACAGTGACCGTTGATAACGGGCAAAACGCTCAAGGCGGTGTTGGTGGTTACGGCGGTGCAGGCATTAACGGCAACCGCACCCCGGGCGGTAGCTACGGCGGCGGTAATCAGATCCACAATGAACTGAACGGTATCGACTACGGTGGCGGCGGTGCAGGCGCTTGGTCTAACTACGTCCGTGAAGATAACGGCAACTCTCCATGCTGGGGCGGCTTAGGCACCAGCGGCTACGCGTATTTCTCTTGGTAAGGAACACCCATGCTAGAAACTAAACAGGCAGAAGAACTAGGAAACGGCGTAGTTGACTGCGCCACAGAGGTAAAAAAGGTATGCGCTAGCTGCGGCTACGACCTTGACGAGAACGAGATTAAAGCCAATACCTGTGCTGACTGCGGCGCCCCTCTGAGTTTGGCCCAAAGCGTGGCCATCCACGCCACATCTGTCCCTGCCTTCGCTATTACGTTTGGTGGCGTATGAACTACTTGCGCTGGATTGCCCTGCTGCCCGTGATGCTTGCCGTCACGGTTCTTACCTTTCCTCTGGCCTTTGTGCTGCCGTTCTTTGCGCAGTATCGTGAGGGTTGGCATGACAACGGGAACATTTATGGCTATGGATACTACCTGACTAAGCGGCTGAACTGGTTTCAAACCCCTGACAACTCTTTGGATGGTGACTATGGCTGGCAACACGAGCATTGGCAGTGGCGGTTCAAGCTTCCTCCCCGTATTAGTACCTATGTTGGTCGCGTCGGCTGGCTTTGGCGTAATCCCGGTTATGGTGTTGGAGTCGTTTATTTTGACTCCGCTGTTCCTGTTACAGCAACTTACTCAGGAAACCCTGCGGTCAACGACAGCCCCGGCGTCGAAGGCTGGTGCTTAGTCCATGCCGGAGGCCTCTTTCAACTGGTCTGGGTTAAGCGTCTTGGCGCTGGTAGCAAGTGCGTATACGTTAATCTTGGTTGGAACATTAAGGGGCTCATTAACGATCCCCGGAACCGCTACACCGCGACGTACGCTTTCTCGCCGCGCATCTCTACTTGGAAGAACTGATATGGACGCTCCTGTCGAAACAGCAAAGGAAGTAGCCGGTAAGACCATCGGTAAGCAAGGCCTGTTCTACATCACGCTAATTGTGGCTATGGGCGTAGGCGCTTCGATCGTTCTGGAAGAGTCCAAGATGGCGGCCGTTATGGGCTTGCTTGGCGCGTCTCTAACTGCCCTGATCTCCATGATGAACGGCATTGCCGGTGCTAGTCCTAAGCAAGAGAAGCCTGAGTTTGAGGTTATCAAAGAGCTGATCGCCCGCGTTGACAAGCAGGAACCGCCGATGGCCGTAGAAGTTGAGGACGGCAAGGTCACTGTGACCAAGGGTAACGACACCACCACAATGAGGAGCTGACCATGGCTTTTGGTATTGATGACGCAATCGCAGCCGGCCTTAAGATTATCGACAAGTTCATCCCGGATCCAGAGCTGAAAGCCAAGATGGCGCAGGAGCTGGAGAACAACAAGAAGGATATGCTAATCGCTAACCTGCAAGCCGACAACGTCGAGGCGCAGGAGATCTCCAAGCGCTGGCAGGCAGATGCGGGCACGGACAGCTGGCTGGCCAAGAACATCCGCCCCATGACGCTGATTTTTATTCTGTGTGCCTATTCGTTCTTTGCCTTCATGTCGATGTTCGACTACGAAACCAAGTCGGCCTACGTTGAGCTGCTGGGGCAGTGGGGCATGTTGGTGATGACCGCTTACTTTGGCGGCCGCAGCCTTGAGAAGATCATGGAAATGAAGAACAACGCTAAGACCAAGGCAGACGAATAATGCGAGACAACTTCGAGAAGTGTCTAGCTGAAGTCCTCAAGCACGAGGGCGGCTACGTTGACCACCCGGCCGACCCGGGCGGTGCTACTAACCGAGGCGTGACCAAGAAGGCTTGGGAAGAGTATGTAGGCCGTGAAGTAACCAAAGACGACATCAAAGCGCTGACTGTCGAAGACGTAACGCCGTTCTACCGTAAGAGGTACTGGGATGCTTGCAAATGCGATAACCTTCATGCTGGCGTCGACTATGTTGTGTTTGATGTCGCTGTTAATTCAGGAACCGGACGAGCCGCTAAGTTCCTTCAAGAAGCTGTCGGCGTTACTGCTGATGGCAGCATTGGGCCTAGAACTCTGGCTGCTGCTGAGGCTTTCGGGGCTAACCTGATTATCAACAAGACGTGTGACCGCCGCGAGTCGTTTTACAAGTCGCTTCCGACCTTCCCGACGTTTGGTAAAGGGTGGCTGCGCCGGTGTGACGAAGTCCACAAAAAAGCTTTAGAAATGGCCGCCTAAGCTGTAAGATAACCGCATACTAACCTTGGCAGTATCAAAGGACGCACCATGACCCTTAAGACCTATAAATTCGCTTCCGGCATCGACAAGGAAAATACCCGCTATGCCAACGAAGGTCGCTGGTGGTCGATGGATAAAATGCGGTTCCGCTCCGGTACGCCGGAGAAAATCGGCGGTTGGCAACGCGCTATTACCACCCCGTTCCTCGGCGCTTGCCGCCAGCTGTTCAACTGGATGGACTTGGACGGCGATGACATCATGGCGCTGGGTACCAACATTAAGCTGTACGGCGAGCGCGGGCAGTCTATCTTTGACATCACCCCGTCCGTTCAGACACGCACCCACAGCACCAGCCCATCTACCGATAACTGCCTACAGACTTTTAACGGTACGCACACCATCCGTGTGAACCTAAGCGGCCATGCCGCGGTAGTGGACAGTTACGTTGTGATTTCTGGCGCTACCGGCCCTGTCGGCGGCATACCGGCCAGCGAGCTTAATGGCGAGCACATTGTTACAGCTACACCGTCGGCTAACTACTTTGAGTTTGAAGTTGCCAGCACCGCGTCGTCCAGCACGACTGGCGGCGGCGTTAATATCACGGTGCAGATGCTGCTTGAGAACGGCGTTGAGTACGCTTCGGGCGGTACGGGTTGGGGTGCCGGTAGCTGGGGTCGTGGCGGTTGGGGTTCGGCGGCTAGTATTGCTGCAACGTCTAATATCCAGCTACGCCTGTGGTTCTTTGATAACTTCGGTGAAAACCTGTTGGCCAACGTCCGAGGCGGCGAGATTTATTACTGGCGCCCATCTCTTGGCTACTCCTCACAGAACCGAGCCATTTCTTTAACCGAGCTGCCCGGGGCTGCGGCAGTGCCTCTGTTCTCAAACTATGTGGTGTCGACCGATGAGCGCCACGTAGTAGCTTTCGGTACAAACGCTATTGGCGAAACTGAGCAAGACCCGCTGCTTATCCGCTGGTGCGATCAGGAAGACCCAGCCAACTGGCTGCCAAGCGCCACTAACTCGGCCGGCGACATGCGCGTGCCTATCGGCTCTGAAATCGTAGGCGCCCGTCAAACCCGCCAAGAAATTCTGGTGTGGACTGATACGTCGCTGCACTCGCTGCAATACGTTGGCGCTCCGTACACTTTCTCCCTCCAGACGCTGTCTGACAACTGCTCGCTGATCTCACCAAACGCGCAGATCTCGGTTAACAACGTCACCTATTGGATGGGTACAGACAAGTTCTATGCTTACTCTGGCCGCGTCGAGACACTCCCCTGCTCTCTGCGCCGTTACGTTTACAGCGACATTAACCGCGCACAGTCGCTCCAGATTCAGGTTGGTTTGAATGAGCAGTTCGGCGAGATCATGTGGTTCTACTGCTCGGCTCTGTCTAACAACATTGACAAGTACGTTGTGTACAACTACCTAGAGAACATCTGGTACTACGGCACGCTTAACCGTACGGTTTGGCTGGACACCCACATCCGCGGTGCTCCTTTTGCCTGTTCTAATGACGGGTATATGTACCAACAAGAGTTCGGCTGCGACGACGGTTCAACCAATCCGCCAAGCGCAATCCGTGCGTATATTGAGTCGGCAGACTTTGACATCGACGACGGCGATAAGTTTAGCTTCGTGAAGCGGATCATTCCGGATATTACGTTCCAGAACTCCACGTCAACCACGCCGTCTGTGGTCTACACACTGTCTGCGCGTAACTTCCCGGGTGGCGACATCCAGCAAGAAAATAGCCGCAATGTAGGCCGCTCTTCGTCTGCGCCGGTGGATCAGTACACAAATCAGGTATGGATCCGTATTCGCGGTCGCCAAGCCATTTTCCGTGTTGAGTCTGTTGATGTTGGCGTTATGTGGCAACTTGGCGCTAACCGCCTCGATATTCGTCCGGACGGCCGTCGATGACTACGATTGTCAACTCGCTACTGGTACCGACGTCGCCGAACTTACCGGCGGCTCCTAAAGACTACGAAGGCCGGTATCACGATCAGTTCAACAACGTCCTGCGCCTGTACTTCAACCGGGTCAATGACACGGCTCTCGCCGCGCTGCTTGGGCCTGCCGGGGGTCAGCACCTCAATACGGTGTACGGCGCCTTTCAGGACGACACCAGCCAGTACGATGGATCTACCACAATCCCCTACGCCTTCCGATTAAACACCACGGATTACAGCCAAGGTATTTCTGTCGTATCCCGTTTGGTTGAGTCTACCTCGTCGATCACCACGACAACGCTTACTTGCACGGCCGTAACGTCTGGCCGGTTCTATCCGGGGATGCTGCTGTCAGGCACGGGCGTTACGTCTGGTACGTACATCTATCTCCAGCTTAGCTCGACGGCCACCCCGATCTCCGGTACGCAGTCTTTTGTAAGCGGTGGTGGGGCAGGCACGGCTACGTTTGTTGTTAGCGGCGGGGCTGGGAACATTGAAGTCCGGCAGTTCGTATCAGGGACAGGCGTTCCGGCTAATACGCGGGTTACAAGCTTAACCTACGACTCAGGTACAGGGAATACCACCGTCGTTCTCAGCGCTAACTTCACTGTTCAGGCTGCTGGTACGTACGTTTTCCGGCCTTGGGGATACACAGGCACTTACTCCGTCAGCCCTAGCCAAACAGTAGCCAGCACCACTATTACAGGCCGCTCGGACTCTAAAATCACAGTCTCCCAGCCGGGGCTGTACAACATTCAGTTCAGCGCGCAGTTTTCAAATACTGACACGCAGATTCACGACGTCGACATTTGGTTCAAGAAGAACGACGAGACGATCCCTAAAAGCAACAGCCAGTTCTCTGTCCCCGGTAAACATGGCGGCATTAACGGGCACCTGATCGCAGCGCTTAACTACTTTGTTGACCTAGCAACGGACGACTACGTTGAGATTGTGTGGCACACCGACAACTCGGCTGTGTTTGTTGAAGCCATCCCGGAACAGACAGCACCAGTGCGCCCGTCTACGCCGTCTATCATTGTTACAGTATCTTTTGTTTCCACGCTGGCAACAGCGTGATAAACTGCCTTAACTCCACAGGGGACGCCCTATGTCAGCTCAAACCAAAGGATTAGCCGCCCTACTAGCGGCACACGGCCGTAATGGCGACACCGAATTGATGCACGTCACCAAGGGTGAAGTTGCCGCTTTGAACCGCATTAAGCGCGGTCTTGATGGTGCTGACCTACCGCGTAACCCACGCACAGGCTTGCGTGAGGCGAACTTCTTTAACCAATACGTCGTCCCTGTTCTGCCTGCCGTTGCGGGTCTGGCTGCCGGCGCTATGACGGGCGGTACTATGGCTGCCCCCGCCGCTGCTCTTGCCGGTGCTGCTACCGGTGCTGGTACTAAAGCTATTCAAGGCGGAAGCACTCAAGACGTCCTGATGGGCGGTGGTCTAGGCGCTATCTCTGGTTATGGTGCTGGCACACTAGGCGCTGGTCTTGCCGAGGCTGGTACTGGCGCGGCCACTACTGCCACTACTCCCGGTGCTACCACTGCTGTCGTTCCTCCTGCTGATGCAGGCCTTGGTGGTGCTAATGCGTTCACAGGTACACCGACTTTTGGTGGCACAGAGCAAGCCTTTGGTAGCTTTGGCGGAGCCACACCGAACGCCTCAAATGCGTTTGTTACAGGTATGCAGGACGGCGCCCAAGCCTTTAATGCCGGTACTCCGGCAGCTACAGCGGCTCCAACGGCAGCTCCGGCAGCGGCGCCAGTCACCCCACCTCCAGCAAATAGCGAACTAGCTCTCCAGCAGTATCACGACGTAGCTTCGGTTAATGGTGATACGGGGATCACAACGCTTCCTAGTGGCCAACAGGTAGCCAATACACCTGTCACTCCTCCACCAGAAGTCCCGCAATACGCTTCTAAGATGGAGTTTCTTAAGTCCGATGCCGCTGCTGGCGCTGTTCCTAAAGTGGCTATGGGTACGCTGGGTCTGGCTTCATTAAACCAAGGCGATCTGAGCGGAACAGATACCGGCGTTGGGATTGACAAAACGCTGCCTAAATCGGAAGTCTATTACACCTCTACAGGCGAGCGCCGTACCCGTGTGGTTGATCGTCCGCAGTACGGCAACGTGAATATGGCTCGCGGTGGGGACGTTTATGGTGACTACGAGGGCGTTGATGAAGCGGCTGACGGCGGCTACCATCCCGGCGGTGGTTTGAACTACGCTGGCGGCGGTCTTATGGGTACTGGCTGGGGTGAACAAACTCGTGGCGGTTTCTCTGGCCTTACCGAAAGCCTGCAACCGGGCGGTGCGCTGGGCGAATGGCACGGCAAACTATACGGCGCGCTGGGCGCAGATCAGGTAATGCCGGGCGGCGCTATGGGTTCTTTGATCCCCGGTGCAAACCAATATAATGCCCAGAAGCGCAAGGAAGATGAGCGCAAGCGTGCCGAAGAAGAAGCTGGTATCGCAGCTGCGGCTAAGGCTAAACAAGAAGCCGACTTCAAACAGAAGTGGGACGAGCGGTATACGCAAGGTATGGCCGAAGGTGGCTACACAGGCCCACAAGGTGCCGACGCTATCCGTACGATCTTACAAGAGCAGAACCAAGAGCGAGACAGACAAAACCAGCTTGAGTCCTACCGTGCGCTGTGGCCTATTGCCAGTGTATCAGGGCATCAAAAAGAAGCTGGTGAAATGCGAGCAGCGCTTCAGGCTGATGAAGACAAGCGCAACGCCTTTAATAGCCCGGTTATCCGGCACATTGCGGGTAAAGACCAGTACGCTGGCGGCGGCATTGCTAACCTTGGTTACTACTCGGATGGCGGACAGTTACTGCGCGGCCCGGGTGACGGCGTATCTGACAGCATCCCAGCATCTATTGAAGGCAAGCGCCCTGCCCGTCTTGCTGACGGTGAGTTTGTAATCCCAGCGCGGGCTGTAAGCGAACTGGGTAATGGCTCGACTGAAGCCGGCTCGAAGCAGCTCTACGCTATGCTGGATCGCATCGCCAAGAAGCGCAAGTCTGGTAAGGGTTTGGCCTACCAATCTAACCCGAAGAAGATTCTGCCTGTATGAGAATAGAGGTCGTTCACCCCGACCACTTCCAGTACGCTTGGCCTCTGGTTGAGCAGTACATCACGTCAGCCTTGGAGTATAGCCATGGAGAGTACACACCTGAGCAAGCCAAAGTTTATTTGGCCAACGGCTTCTGGACTCTTTACGTCGCAGTTGATGACGCTGGCGCATTGCATGGGGCTGGCGCTGTGCAGTTTAACAATATGCCTAACGATCGCGTGGCTTTTGTCGTAGCGATTGGCGGTAAGCTATTTACTAGCCAAGATACTTGGCAACAATTCGTAGACCTCCTAAAATCAAGGGGAGCTACGCAGGTTGAAGGTGCGGCGCGTGAAAGTATCGCCCGTTTGTGGAAGCGCTACGGCTTCGAGGAAAAATACAGAATCGTCTCTGTGAGGATTTAACATGCGGTACAACCATTTTGACATGCTGCCAGAACGCGCCTTCTTAAAGGTCGGCGGTCGTATTACCCTTGAAGGTGGCGGCTCGGGCGGTGGCGGCAGCACCCAGCAAACATCGACGGCCTATCAAACCAACATCCCGGCGTACCTCGAAGATCCTGCCAAGCGCATGGTATCGCGTGGCGAGACGCTATCTGAACAAGGCTACCAGCCGTACACTGGCGCACGCACCGCCGGCTTCACACCGGCACAACAAGCTGCATTTCAAGAGCTTGGCGGCATGGAAACCCCAGAGCAGTATGCAGGCGCTGGCAGCGCCATTAGCGGTGCCCAACAGTTTGGTACAGCTGGCGCCTTGGGCGCTATGGGTTATCAACCGGGTACGTTCGGTACGACCCAAGCCCAGCAGTACATGTCGCCGTATCAGCAAGCTGTTACCGACATTGCCAAGCGCGAAGCTGTTACTGATGCACAACGCCTGAATACAGAGCTTGGCGCCAAGGCCGCTAAGGCCGGTGCCTTTGGTGGCTCCCGTTTTGGTATCGAGCAAGCGCTGCTGGGTTCTAAACTGGCCACCAACCTATCTGACATCCAGACCAAGGGTCTGCAATCGGCCTACGAAAACGCACAGCAGCAATACGAGCGCGACCGTGCGGCAGGCCTGTCCGGTGCCAAGTTCAATCTGGAAGGCGCTCAGTTCGGTACAGACGTTGGCCTCAAGTCAGCCTCTCAACTGCAAAACCTCGGTACAGCAGAACAAGACTCCGCACTCAAGCGTATCTCGGCCCAACAGGCTGCGGGCGCTCAACAGCAGGCGCTGGAGCAACAAAAGCTCGATCAGGCCTATCAACAGTACCAAGAACAGCGCGATTGGGAAAAGAACCAGCTCGGCTTCTTGTCTGGCCTCATTCGTGGTACCCCGTTTTCTACGTCACAACTGCAAACTCAGTCCGCTCCCGGTGCCACTACCGCTTCGCAAATCGCTTCGCTTGGCTTGGGTGCATACGGCCTGTCGAGCCTGCTCGGTAAGAAAGATGGCGGCGCTATCAAGATGGCTGGCGGTGGCTCAGTCGAAGGCTATGCGTATGGTGGTGACATCAGCGGTCTTCCTGACCAGCTGCTGCAAGCCGTTGTTGCCGGTAAGAGTGATGACGTGCCTGTCGATGTAGCCAAGCAAGAGCTGGCTCGTCGTGCCAAACTGCGCACCGCTGTTCAAGGTGTTCGCGCTGAAGAACAACTGGCGTCCGGTATCGGCGGCCTTGAAGCCGACAACATGGAGTTTGCTGACGGCGGTATCGTTGGCTATGCTGGCGGTGGCGTTCCTGAAGGCTATGAGCTGTTTGAAGACCCGACCTCGGGTGAAGTCTATCAGCGTAAAAAAATCGGCCCGATGCAGGCGTACGCCGCTGAGCTGCGCGCACGGGCTCAAGGTATTAAGCCAACGGCTCCCGTAGAAGCTCCTGTCGCTGCTGTTGCGCCAGCCGCCGCTGCTCCTGCCGCTCGAACTGGCGCTGTTGCTCCTGTGGTTGATCGCGCTCCTCGTGCCATGCGTCCTGTTGCTCCAGCCGCCCCGGCTGTTGCTGAAACTCCGAAGATTGACCCGATGCAACAGCGCATCTACGATCAGATGGAGGCTACCCGCCAGTCAAATGCAGCCATGGCCGAAGAAATCGCCAAGGGCCAGCAAGACGTTAACGCCATCCGTAGTGACATTAAGGGTATCGCAGCGCTTCGTGCAGCCGCAGCTCTTGCGCAGGGTGGCCCCGGTGGGTTCATTGGACAGCTTGGCCGTGGTCTTGGTGCTGCCGGCGAAGAAGCTCAGCGCGGTGTCAACCTCATGCAGTCTGCTCGTCAAGGCCTCATGGGCCAGCGCCTGCAACTGGCTCAGCTGGAGCGTCAAGCCGCTCAGGGCGATGTCAACGCTCTGGTTGCTCTGCGCGAAATGCAAGCCAAAGAACCGCTCATCGGTGCCCAAACCAAGCAAGCGCTGGCTTATGCCGACTACCTCAAAGACAAGGGCAGCTCGCTCGGTACTACCGGCGGCCTCACCCCCAAACTGCAAGCCACCATCATGGCTCAGGTCGACAAGGCAGGTAAAGAATACGCTGCGGCTAACCCCGGCATTTCGCCTAACGCTCTGCAAGTTTGGAAGAACCAAGAATACCAGCGCCGTATCTCGACTCTGGGCGGCGGTTCAATGGGTGGCGGCGACGGCTTTGTTACTCCGGGCAAGGATACCTTAGTGCGTTAATACGTTGTACAATCGGGGAAATGCTCGTGGGCTTATCCACTCCAACCTGACAGGTAGACGCTATGCCAAAGTATTTCCCCCTCCCCGACGGCTCAGTTTTCAAAGTCGCAGATGATGTAGATTACGCAGCAGCAGAACAGATGGCGCAAGCCAAGTTCCCTAAGCTGTATGGGATGGAGAAAAAAGGTGTAGGCGCAGCGTTCGGGCAGGGCTTGGAAAGCCTGCTCTCGTCTGGCCAAACCGCTTTGGGTGCGCTTACTGGTAGCCCCGAAGAAGCCGCAGCCGCTGGACGCAAGCGCCAAGAAGCCGCCGGCCTGAAGTACGCTGACCAAGTCGGCCTTGATCTGCTGAAGAAAAAGTACGAGGAAGAAGGTGTCCTCGCAGCAGGTAAAGAACTTGCACGCCAAGTACCCCTAGCCATTTCTGAGCAGCTGCCTAACATCGGTTCTACTATTGCCGCCGGTCGCCTTGGTGCGATGGCCGGTGCCCCGCTCGGCCCTGTCGGCGCTATTGTCGGTGGCCTTGGTGGCGCAGCGCTTCCTAGCCTTGTTCAACAGTTCGGTGGCAACATCGAGCGTCAGGCTGCCGAGGGCAAGCCGGTTGATATTCGCGCTGCCGGTGCAGCCGCTGCCCCGCAAGCCGCTCTTGATGTAGCCGGCACATTCATTCCGTTCGGTAAGACGCTGGTCGGTAAGTTCCTCGGCCCGCAGGTTGAGAAGGCGCTGGCTAAAGGCGCTACAGGCGCAGCTGAAAAGATGGCTCAAGAGAGCCTCAAGCGCACGCTGGCCAAGGGTACCCTCATTGGTGGCGCTGCCGAAGTCCCAACGGAAATTGCCCAGCAGATGCTGGAGCGCCTGCAAGCCGGCCTCCCCCTGACTTCGGAAGATGCGCTCAGTGAGTACGGCGACACCGCCTACCAAGTAGGCCTGCTGGCTCCGCTTGGCGCCGTTGGCCGTGTTGCTGACCGCTCGGCTGCTCGTAAAGAAGTTGCCACCAAGCAGGCTGAAGCAGCCCAAGCCGCTGCCGATAAGGCAGAAGCCGAGCGTCTGGCTAGCCCTGAGTATTACGAGGAGCTGCGCGCTGAGCGCGATAAGCTGGCTGGCGTTGTGGCCAAGATGGAGGGCAACCTTCCTAAGTCCAAGAACCCAGAAGCCCTGCAAGAAAAGATCGCCGGGCTCCGTACCGGCTTAGACCAAGCAGAGTCCATGCTGGCAGCCCACCCGCTGCACCAGCAATACCAAGCCAAGGCGTACGAGCAAGAGCAAACTGCCAAGACCCTCGGTATGTTTGGCGAGTGGCAGCAGCAAGCGCTGGCTGATGAAGCCCAGCGTCAAGAACGCGCTGCCCAAGGCATCCCCTCGAACGTACCATCGCTGCCCGGTTTCGAGCAGCCGTATACCCCAGTGGACACTCAAGCCGCTGTTGCCCCAGCTCCATACGAGCAGGTCAAGCAAGAGCAGGAAGTCCTCAAGAGCCGCATCGACGAGCTGGAACAGCAGAAGTCCCAAGCCGCTATCGCCGGTAATACAAGCGTCATCGCCGAGCTGGATAAGCAACTGAAGCAAGTCCAAGCTGGCTACGCTGAAGCCGAGCAGCTACTTAAGACCCACCCTGATGCGCAGCTTGAGCGTCTGACAGCACGTCTGTCGAAGGCCGGCGAAGAAGGCGACTTTGAAACCATCACCAAGCTGGCGCAGCAGATTGAGGAGCTGAAGGCTAAGGGCGCACAAACGCAAGCCGTGCCTACGCTCAACCAACAGCAGCAGCCTCTTATTGGCCCACGCGGTGCACCATCGGCTCTGGCTGCCGCTACCGTTAAGGCTGGTGAGAAACAAGTTGCTGAGAAGCAGAAAGCCGCTACCGAAGGTGCGCTGGCTCAAGAAGAAGCCGACCTGCTCGGCTTGGGCTACACCCAGAAATACAAGATGACCCCAGAGGAGCGCGTAGCCAAGGGTGTCGAAGGCTACAAAGCTTCGCTGGATCAGCTCGAAGAAGAATACGCAGCTACCGCCGATGAGCGCATGGTTGGCCGTCTTGTCGACCTGTTCCAGAAAGGCGGTGCTAAGGAAGAAGACAGCGCCGGTATCGCTGAGCGCATGCAGCCGCAGCAAAACAAGTTCCGCTCTGACGAAGCCAAGGGTGCAGCGGACGAGGCCTTCATGCGCTTCTCTGAGGCGCTTGGGGATATTAAAGACGGCTTGTACCTTGGCGGCGAGCGCTCCAAGTTTGCTAATACGTCCAAGCAGCTGCTCCTTAAGCGCGCTGACCAAGCCAAGCGCGACTATATTGAGGCCGTACTGCAACAAGTTGACCACGATCGTCTGGCAAACCGCCACAACAGCCTGACCCAAGGGCAAGCGCTGCAACTGGCTATGCAGATCCACACCGCGCTGGATCGCAACCTGAAGGCCGGCACCGTTGAGCCGCAGCTGGAACAGCACCTTAAGCAATACGCTGAGCCGTTCTACAAGCCTACTACACAGGTGGCTTTCGGCTTAACCATGCAGACTCCGAAGTCGCTGGCCAAGAAGGTTGCCCGTGAAGAAGCTGGCGCTGAGAAGGAACTGACCGACGAAGAAAAGGCTGTCCGCCGCGAAGCAATGCGCACGGAAGAAGGCGGTAAGGGTGTCCAGAAGACGCTGCCGGGTATTGAGCCTATTGCCACTGAGCGTGCTACGCCAGCGAACTTTATGAAGTTCTTGAACAGCGCTGAAGTTGCCAAGCTGCGCCGTAATGTCGAGGCCGACAAAGCCCGTGATGCAGAGATTGGCCGCTTGATTAAGAAGTCGATCCGTCAGGATCAAGCCAAGTACGAGGCGCTTAAGACCAAGGCCGAGGTTGAGACTGGCAAGCTGCGCGAAGCCATCGGTGACATTACCGAGCTGGAGCGCAAAGACGCTGTCTATGTTGCTGAGCAAAAGCTGGCCGAAGCTATCAAGAAGGCTGAGCAAGACTACATGCAAGGCATGGAGGTACTAGGCCCGGTTATCAATCAAGCCCAGCGCGAGCTGGCTGCCGTTGAGCCTAACGTAACTGTTGCCGCTGACCGAGCTGTAGCCACGCGGCTACGTGACTGGCTGAACCAAGCCTATGACCTCCGTGATAAGTATGCCGGCCGTGTTGAAGCGCTGCGCAACTCCCGCGTTGAGATCGACGAGCATAAGGTTCGTCGTGACGCTATCCTGTCCGACTACATCCAGAAGCGCAAGAAAGCGCTGGACAAGCTGGAAGCCGAGGTTAAGAACAAGCCGCTAGGCCCAGTAGCCAAGAAAGCCGCTGCTGAACGCGAGCGTTTGGGCGTGGCCGAAGCCAAGCTGAAAGAGCGCAATGAAGCCCAGACCAAGCTGCGCCGTGAGCGTGAGCAGGCGGCTCTTGAGTTTAGTAACGCGACCGGGTCTTACACTCAGCGCGTTGAGACAGCTATGGCTTGGGATCCAAACCTTGGCGAGTTTGTAGAGGCGACAGGCCCACGAGTCCAAACCGGGACGCGTAAAGAACGCACGGCAAGCGGTGAAATCGTAGAGAAGCCTGTTTACGAGAAGCCACTTGTGCAACGAAAAGTTATTTCCGGCCCTCGTAAGTCCGCTGAAACCAAGCGCGAAGAGATGATCGCTCAGCAAAAAGAAACGGCTAAAGAGCGCATCGCCAGCAAGAAGGCTAACCTAGAGCGCGTATTGGGTGGCGGCGCTATGACCGCCGACCGCGTAGCGAGTGAACTGAATGACGTTGCTAAGCAGCTCAAGAGCAAGACGCTGAAAGGCGACGAGCGCAAGGCTGTGCTCAAGCGCCAGCGTGACCTGAAAGAGTACGAGAAGCTCATCAAGGTTGGCCGCCAAGTTGTCCGTATTGCTGAGGCTGCACCGGTTAAGCGCGGTGAGCTGCGTGCTGCACGCCAAGAACGTACTGAACCGCAGGAGAAAGGCGCTGCCCCTGAAGTCATGGGCAAGGCTACCGAAGAACGCGTTAAGGAACTGGGCGGTGAATATAAGTCGCTTCTCGGCAGCATTGAAGAGCGTTGGGGTGGCGACCTGCTGGATGACATTGGTGATCTCGGCTACGCCATTATGGATCAGGTGCGCGGCTCAGCCCTGCGCGACGGAGGCGCCAAGGTTCGTGAGGGGGTAAACCTCAAGTCGTTCAAGGCTACCGCCGATAAGATCTCGGCTAAGCTGGCCAAGTCGGGCATCAAGCTGCGCTACTACGACACCGTAGACCAAGCGCCGGCTATCGTTAAAGCTGCGCTGGCGTACCACAAAGCCGACACTACCAAGGGTCTGATCCTGCCTGACGGCAGCCTGACGGTCATCGGCGATACCCACGCTAACCAGCTCGACCTCGAAGAGACCATCGCTCACGAAGTGATCGGCCACTACGGCGTTGAAGGCATGCTGGGCGCTAAGGGCGTACAGGAACTTACTGACAAGATCTTTGAGACTGACGGTCTGGTCTACCGTGTTGCCGAGGCGCTGGGTGTATGGGATGAAGTCCGTGCTACCGAGCAGTCGGCCATTGAGCGTGGTTTGAATACCAACCAGCAGCGCGTAGCTATGGTTCGGGAGCTGATCGCCCATACGGCTGAAAAACGCGGTGTACCGGCTGGCTTCGTTGACGTAATGAAGCGCTGGATCAAGTCGCTGGTAAACGCTGTCCGTAACTGGATGGGTCGTAACGGCATGGATGAGCTGACCAAAGCCACCACCGCCGAGATTCAGAAGCTGGTGCTCAACGCTGAGAAGGCGTACATCCAAGACCGCCTGCCGGCCTACGTGTCGCCTAACGGCCAAGTAGCTTTCCGTACCGCCGCTGAGTACGCGCCGTCATATAACCCACGTCTGGCCAGCCTGACTGACAAAGTTGTTGCCAAGGACAAAAAGCTCAAGGATAAGATTCTGGCTAACGCCACCGGCCTTGAGTTTGCTATCCAGTTCGTCGACCGCTTTGCCGGCCTTGAGCATATTGCCAAGGGCATGAAAGACCAGCTGGCCGCTTTTCAAATGATGTATTGGAACAGGACATACGATGCACGCAATATGGTTATGGCTGAAACAGCAACTAATGGCCCACGCAAAGTCATTACTCAAAAGCGCGCTGACGGCAATACTGAAAAAGTTATAGGCGCATCGGGTGCCCCCGGCCTGAAAGACATCTCCGAGGAAGTCGGTAAGAGCAAGCGTGTGGGTAACGCCAACGCCACCCTGCGCGAGTTCGGCATGTACCTGACAGCTAAGCGTGCCAAGCGCGTCGGTATCGACGTAGCCTTTGGCCGTAACAGTTCTGTTACCCCGGCTGATCTGGATGAGGTTATCCGCGCTGGCGATGCTGACCCGCACTTCAAGAAGGGCGCTGAGATGTACGGCAAGTACAACAAGGCGCTGATGGATTTCTTGGCACAGTCTGGCGCTATCTCTCAGGCTCAAGCTGACGCAATGACGAAGTACAACGACTATGTTGGCTTCTACCGTGAGAAAGACGGGTATATTGTGGACGGCGAGCATCCGATCACCATTGGCGATCTGACCAACAATAAGTTCCTGAAAGAGCTTATTGGTAGCGATCAAGCTATCGTGGACTTCCGCACCAGTTCTCTGCAAAACACGGCTCTGGTAACGGATATTGCCCTGCGCAACCTTGCCACGAAGAACACGGTTAACACCCTTAAAGGCCTTGGCATGGCCAAGATCATGCCGGGTAAAGGCCCAGCCCGCTCGGACGTGGTGCGCTTCAAGCACGACGGCAAGGACTACCACGCCGTTATCGACACTGACACCATGGCTGGCATCCCAGCGGATCTTATCGTTAAGGGTATGGAAGGTATCTCTACCAGCCTGCCGACCGCTATCCGCTTCATGCAAGGCCCGGCTAACCTGCTGCGTAAGGGCGTTACACGCATGCCGTTATATGCGGTGCGTCAGATCATCCGCGACTCGATGGCCTCGGTTATGACCGGCGGTGTGGATGCCAAGCCTGTAATGAGCGCTCTGAAAGAGATGCCTAGCCTGCTACGCGGCGACAACGAAGCTGAGCGCGCTCTCCAAGCCAAGGGCTTTATCGGCGGCCAAGTGTTCTCGGCTACCCCAGATGACCAGAAGCGCATCATGGCGGACATCGCCGCAGGCAAAGACCACTGGACGACTCTCATGTCCAAGCTGGATCACGTCGCTATGAAGGCCGATGCTGCCTCCCGCGTTACCGCCTACAACAGCTACGTTAAGCAGGGTATGTCCGATATGGAAGCCTCGCTGGCCGCGCTAGAGATGATGAACTTCACCAAGCGCGGTATCTCGCCTAGCATGATGGCTATTTCCAACATGATCCCGTTCTTCAATGCGCAGGTGCAGGGTCTGAACGTGCTGTACAAAGCGTTCAAGGGCACCTCGCTGGCCGGTAAGAAGCTCGAGATCCAAGGCAAGCTGCTCAAGCGCGGTGCTCTGATGATGGGTCTGTCCGTCGCTTACGCCGCTCTGATGGGTGACGACGAAGCATACAAGAACGCTACGCCAGAAGAGAAGTACAACAACTGGTTTGTGCGCATCCCGGGCTTCGATGAGCCTGTCCGCGTGCCGATCCCATTTGAACTAGGCTACATCTTCAAGGCGCTGCCAGAGGCTGTGTACAACCTAGCGGCTACCGATGAGAAGGCTGGCGACGTTCTTAAGGCGTTCAAGCAAATGGCCATCAACACGGTACCGGGCGGCAGCAACCTGCTGCTACCACAGGCTCTCAAACCTGCTGTGGAAGCCGTGGCCAACTACAACTTCTTCACCGGCAAGCCGATCGAAGGCGCGCGCATGTCTAGCGTTACCCCGGGCAAGCGTGCTACCGAGGGTACGACCGAAGTCTCCAAGGCTCTGGGTGATCTGCTGGACGTGTCGCCGATCAAGATTGACCACCTCATCCGTGGCTACACCGGCGGTCTGGGGGCTGCGCTTGTGGCTCTGGTTAACCCTGTACTGGCCTCTCCTGAGAAGCCGGGTGCACCTGAGAAGAAGACGAGCGAGCTGCCGTTCATTGGCGCAGCGTTCCAGCCTAACGACGGCCGCGGTATCGTCAATGAAGCCTTCGACACCATGGAGCGCATCAACCAAGCCAAGGGTACGGTCAACAACCTGATCGAGCGCGGTATGCTGGATGAGGCCAAGGAGTTCCAGAAAGACAACGCCAAGCTGATCGCTTCGTCGTCGCTGGCTGGCAGCTTCCGCCAGAAGATGGGCGAGTACGCTAAACAGAAGCGCCAGATTGCGGGTAGCCGGCAGCTCACTCCAGAGCAGAAGCGCACCGCGATTGATGCGATCAAGCAGAAAGAGATCGCGCTGTCTAAGCAGCTCCGTTCAGTCGAATAAACAGCACACCGTAAAGCCCGTGCATACTGCCCACCCGCCAAGCGATTCTTAGTCGATAGTCGGTTTCAAAGGCAGCATCACGGGCTTCTCGGATCGTGCGTTCCGGGTTGAGGGAGGGTACAAAGAACCCCTCCCCCTTCTTGAGCTTACTCCACGGATACTGCTGCGGCCGCGTCAAACTCGTTCTCCGGTAGCGAGATATGTAGGCACTGGACGTTAATAGGAGCACCTGCCTTGGTTCCTGCTGTCAGGTCACGCTTGCCTGTACCAACCCGGTACTTGGCTTCCAGCTGGCGCTTCATATCCGCGTAGCCGAAGTCTTGGCTGGCGCAGAAGCCCTTGAGCGTAGCCGCCCGGATGTACACCTCAACATAGCCCGTAGCAGCACCCTTCTCGATACGACCGACTACTTCGTTCAGGTTGCGGGTTACTTCCGTCTCTGAACCGGTGAAGCTCTTAATCATTTCTGATGTCTTGGTCTTCGAGATGGTCACGAACTTGTTGTAGTTCTTGGCGATGAATGTGAACAGCACGTCGTCAGCTTGGCGGTACGAGGCGCGTACCATAGCGCGCATTGAGGCTACGATCGTCTTCAGGTACTCCGTGATCGGGCGCAGCTTAATGTTGACTATGCCTGCCTCATTCGCAAGCTGGATACCGGCAATGATCTCGGCCACGCCAGCCGTCCAGAAGCGCTCGTCATTGGTCATACCAAAGTGCTTCTCAACCTGCATCAGCGTATTGGTCATAACTTCTTCCGCACGCTCGCGGTTGCGTACCAGCCACTTGATGTAGGCCACGCCGGCTACGCCGTAGTTCCGTTGCAGATTGCGCAGGATTTCTGACTGCTCTGGTGTCCAGACTAGCTGGGTTGTCAGCGGGAACTCAAGCAAGCGCCGCAGTTCACCCTCGGAGGAGTGCTCACGGCTACCGGTCAGGAAGTCCACGATGTGGGTGTTGGAGGAGAGCAGGGCTGTTGATGCCCAGCGGGTGTTGTTCAGGCGTTCGGCATTGGTGCCGGACTCCATACGCTCCTTACCCTGACCCTTGGTCATGCCCAGAATAAACTCAGCAACCCACTCAAAGCCGGTGCCCCGGTTCTTGGCCGTGATTTCATCCACGTTCAGCGGCAGGTTCTTCAGCAGGCCGAGGCGCTGCTCCATAGCTACAACCGAGGTGTCTTTACTCACAGCGTAGCGCGTTGGGCTACCCCAGATTGACGAGTTTAAGTCCAGCGACAGCGACTTACCGGTGCCTGATTCAGTCGAGCAGACGTGGTAGGTGATGCCCTTGTACGAAGTCAGCGCCATGAGCGGGGTACCGAAGCCAGACAGTCCCAGCGTGAGGATCTCGGTCAGGCCTTTCTCCTGCATCATGTGGACAACCTTCTGCCACTCTTTCAAGCTACCGGCCGGCTCAGTTGCCTTAAACAAGTTCTCAAGACCGCTACGTACAGGCACAGGCTTGATCGTTCCGTCCGGCTTATAGATCTTGCTGTTGAGCACAAACTCGTGGTCGTCAGTCCAGCCGTAGGATTGTGGCATCTCCACCGGTGGGCGTTCAATGCTCATGTCCGAATAGCAGGCGCGTACGTAGTTGTACAGGTGCTCGTCGTTACCCTTACCAGCAAAGGCAATCACGTTCTGGCGAGCCATGGCGCGGATAACCTCATCCTTACCAGCGAACGACTTGGTGTCGATCATAACGTCCTTAGCACCATGCGGAGTCAAAGCGACGTAGTGGGCTAAGTGCTCATTGGCGCCCATGTTGTAAACGTCCACCGCATACATGTAGTACGGGAGGATCATTATTTCTGCTTCCAGCGTCTCGCCGTCAGCGCCTTTCGATGTCTTCTTGTGGAACACACCTGACGAACCACCGTAGCTAAACCCGCGTGGTGGGGTCGGCATCTTAATCTTGATAGGTTCTGGATCTTCTTCAGCCTGCGCTTGCGTTGCGGCTGGCTTATCCACGACCACCTCGATTGGTACGTCGATGGTGTTGGTCTTCTTGCCTAGAGCGATAGGGTTCTTGATCTTGCCTTTGTGCGGGCAGCCTGCGCAGATACCCGGCGTAACCGAGTCCATCTTCTCGCATGAGTATGCGCCGTTAAGCTCGTTCCATTTGGCCTCGAAGCGCTGGTCATCGTACGGGTGCATGTCGGACAGCTTCTTGCCCCAAGCCTTCCCGTCATCGCAGCACCACGCTTGCGACAGCACAGCGCGCCACGTAGGCTCCATGCCATCATCTTCTGCGTTGGCCATATAGTGCTTGATCTGAAGGCAACCCTCCGAAACCTTTTCAAAGTCGAAGCTTTGATTGTCAACAAGAAGTTTGACACTGGTTGACGGAGTGCTATCAGCAAAGGAAGGGCGCATGCCCAGACCGAACTCGTCAGGCACGTAGGCGTGGCCGTTCAGCTTATCCTTGAGGCCGGCGCTAAACTGCTCGAAGTCGAATACGCCGCCTTCCATGACTATGGTGACAGGGCGGGGCTTCTCTTTCTTGTAGTTGTGCGTACCCGGTACACGCAGCACACGGGCGCGGTCGGCAGTTACTGAGGGGTCGATGGCAAAGCCGTGTTGTTTCGCCAGCCTTTTGAGGTTCTCTGCCGTTGGCCGCCAAACATCCGCAGGTACGTCCAGATTAAACGGCCAGTAAACGTGGATACCACCACCGGACGAAACGACCCACGGCGTGCCCAAACTACCAAGTTCGGTACATCCCAGAAAGTCGACGAGGGCCGCCAGCGCCTGTTTCTTGTTCGGATAATCTTTTCCTTCACCACAGTCGATGTCGAAGAAGCATGAACGGAGATAAAGCGCCTTATCAGCTTTTCGCTCCCCAGCTTCTGCGAAAGACGCCAACGCAAAGTACGCATCTTTGTGCGACGCATCAAACCCATTTGCTATCTCCTCCAGCTCTTGTACGCTCGTGACGTACCGATGTTCTTTTTTATTCGAGCTTAGCTCCGCAACACAGTAATAACCGGAAGACGGGAGCACAGCCGCTAGGAAATCCAGCGGTGCCATGACAAATCCTTCAGACTAGGTTACAGGGGAAGTTCGAGCTGATTGCGGTCGATCTTCTTGTAGGCTGCGCGTTCGTTCTGCGCATACTGGGTGAAGCGCTTGAGTAGCTCTACTTGCATAGCCAACGTCATACCCTCGTTGTTCTTCTGCATCTGCCACCCGGCTTCAACGGCCAGTTCTAGGTCTGTTAGGTTTGTAAATTGAATTGTTGACATAGTGCCCTCCAAGCATCTTCGCCACTTTGTGAATTGATTAGCGTCTTTAGTACGTATTCTACGCGCTCTCGGTACGCAGGGATAACAGCGCTGCCGGTAAACCAGTTATAGATCGTCTGGCGGGTAGCACCTGTAACCAGCGCCAGCTTCTGTGCTGACACGTCATGGTGAATCGCCCAACGGCCTAACTGATTACCAAGCGTACGCGGTGCCTGCTCGACGCGTTGCTTTAGTTTTTCAGAATAGCCCATTACAGTCTCCGCGAAGGGGGCCGAAGCCCCCTGTCCCTATTAGTCGTCGTCGCCCCAAGCGCTAGCCAGAGCTGCGAGATCGTTCGTCGGTACTTGCTGCGGAGCTTCCTTTTCCTTACGGACGGTTGGCTCGGCCGGTTCTTCAGCAACCGGTTCAGCAGCGGCCTTGGTCTTCTTGGCAGCGGCTGGCTTAGCAGCAGGAGCCGGAGCAAATTCTTCTTGCTCGGCTACCGAAGCTTCCGATTTTACACCGTCTTGTTGAGAAACGGTCAGGGTGATTGCCTTGATAGCTTCTGGCGACTTGCCCTTTTCCTGCACCACATTGAACTGCTCCTCGTTCAACCAGCCTTGTGGCTTGAAGAACAGCTTAGGATGCTCAGCCTTGGTGTCGAACTTGATGCGGGTGATGACCATGTCCGGGCTGATGTTCTGAGCAGCCAGCGCCTTAACGTAGGCGTGCAGCGGGTGGTTGCCGTTCTCAGCGTCACCGAAGATCGAGGTCGAAGGCAGAGCCAGTTGCAGTACATCGCCTTCAACGTCGTTAGCCAGCACCACAGCCAGACGGCGCTCAAAGCGGCAAGCCTTGGAGTTACCTTGACCCGAGCCAGCCACGTTCTGTGGGCAGCTCATACAAGCGCTAGCTTGCGGGTTCTTAACGGCTTGGTCAGGCTTATCGCCGTCCGACGACCAGCATGCTGGAGGTGTAGCCTTAGCCGTTGGATCCCACTTACCTTCATAGTACGTACGGCTGACCTTCGGTGCAGCGGCGCAGATCACTACGTCGAGGTGGCGCTCTTCGATCTGAGCAATTTCTTTACCGCCTGCGATCAGACGGAACACACCGCCCTTGATCGAGATACGCTTGCCACCATCACCGCCGGTATTCAGCGTCAGCGCGAGGTCAGTTAGTTGGCGACCCTTTGCAAAGGCCGGCATTTGGTTTGGGTTAAACAGAGCCATTTCGTTTGACATCATTATTCTCCTGATGATTACTTCGAGGGTTTACGTACAGATACATCGAACTTCTGATCGGCGTTGAGGCCGGGTGGCACGAGGCCGGGGTTTTCTTCCAGAAACTGCGTCATATTGGTTTGCGCAATACGGCGCTCAAGCAGATCAACTGCTTGATTTTCCAGAACAAAGTTTTTGAAGGAGTCCCAGTCCTGTGTGTAGTACCGGGTCTTCTTGAGCATGGTGACAGTACCGTGATCGGTACGTACTGAGTTTACACCAAGCTCCTTCATCTTGTCGCGCATGGCAGTCGAGACTTGCTCTTTCTGCTCCTCGATCTTGGCGATCTCGGCGTTGAGCTCGCTGATCTTGGTACGCATCTTCATGTAGATCTTGCATAGTGTGTCGATAGACACGGCTTCATTGTTGTCCACAATGTTCTCCTGTTATTTGTATAGTGTTAGACAGTATAGGCGGGTTAAAACCAATGTCAAGTGTTTTACAAATTATTTCGATTTCATTTCCTCCTCGTACAGTTTGATTAGCAGGGAGTGGTCGTCCACGCGGTTCTCAAGCTGCTTGAACATGCGCTTCTCGATGTCACTACCCTGAAGGTGTATGACAGTAACTTTGTCAGAATCCTGACCCTTACGATCCGACCGAGCACAGCACTGGATGTAGGTTTCCACCGACATGACCGGCCCCCAGAACACCACCGTATCGGCCGCCGTGAGCGTAACCCCGTGCGAAGCAGATTGTGGCTGGATGACCAGCACCCGTGGCTCTGGCGTTTCTTGGAAGGCTTTGAAGATTGCCGTCCGCTTGGTCACAGTCACGTCGCCGTGGATAACCGCAGCGTTGATCTTGTTCTTGGTCAGGTGGTCGTAGATTGTGTCGATGCTGTGCCGGAAGGGAGCGAAGACCAGAACCTTGCGGTCGGTTTCCTCCAACACCTCCATGAGCACCGCCAACCGGTTCGAGCAGTCGAACTCCACAACCTCGTGGTCGTCGGTGTATGCAGCGCCAGCGCTGATCTGGAGTAGCTTGTTGACCCCTGCCGCAGCGTTGACCGCCGTGATCGTTTCCCCCGCTGCGCTGACCAGCATGCGCTCCTTGAGCTGGTTGTAGAACTTCTTTTGCTGAGGGGTAAGGGGTACGTCTCGCGTCTCGGTGATGACCGGCGGCAGATCCAGACAGTCGGCTTTCTTGTACCGGATGGCTGGTTGCAGAGCGTCATAAACAAGTTTGGGAGCTTCCTCTTTCGGCATCCACTTGAACATCGTCACCTTGCGCATAACCTTGTCCCGCCACGCCGTGATGAAGTTTGGTACGCCCTTGGGGTTCACCAGCTTGGCTAGCCCAAACGCATCCTCTGGCGACTGCGATGCCGGCGTACCGGTCATCATCCATAGGTAAGTGTCAGGCCGTACCAGCTTGGCCAGCGTCTTCCAGCGCTTGGTGCTGACGTTCTTGTAGGCGTTGGCTTCGTCCACAATAATCAGGTCGAACGTGCCGTCTTTGAGTATGGTGTCAGCGATCAGCGGTAAGCCATCGTAGTTGGCGATGATGAACTCATAGCCGTTCTGTACCATCTCGATGCGCTTCTCTGACTTACTGTGGTGGCATGCGATAGCTGTGCGGTGAATGATGCTGTTGCTCAGATCGGCCAGCCATGCGCTTTCCATAATCGACAGCGGGCACAGTATGAGAACACGGCGCACTTCACCACGCTTCATTAGATAGTCGGCAGCCCACAGAGCTGACAGCGTCTTACCGGTGCCCGGGTCGTTAAACACAAAAGCGCGGCGGTGCAGCGTCAGGAAGCTAGCGGTATCGACTTGGTGAGCCATTGGCTTGTACTTGCCCGGCCAGTCGTAGTCACGACTGATAGGCGACGGCACCTTCTTAAGCCCGAGGTTCTTCATAACCCGCGCCTCGTCCAGCCCCCAGTACACCAGCATCTGGTGGTAGCCATTACCAAGATCAGCGACGTACTTGCTCTTGGGGATGATGCTGTACTTGTCAGGGTTGCGGGTCACGAATGACACCGCCTTGTTGTTAATTATTTCCATGATCTTCTTTCAATCGCCACGCCCACGCTAGCGCAAAGTCCGACACCGCGTATTGCTGCTTCTCAAAGTGCAACCGCAGTCGATAGAACACTTGCTCCCAAAAATGTCTATTCTCTTGTAGAGCCTCTGCCGTAGCAGAGTCTTCTACCCACCCAGATCCAAAGCGCGCAGTCCAGAGATTTTTAACGCCTTCAATGTCCATGTTGTACACCGAGTTGCTATCCTTCAGGTCTTCAAACTTCGGGTAGTGCGGCCGATCGTGGTGGTATGAGTCAGACAAAGAACTGGGCTCAGCAAAAGGGTCTCTATACGGCTGTGGCTTTATATTCGGTTGCTGCGCGACCTGTATGCGCCGCATTGTATGTAGGATTTTCTCCGCCTTGCTGTCGTCTCCCCATTTAATAGCCGTCTCGTACTCGCGTCTGAGTACCTCTTCTTCGTATGCGTTCGCCAGAGTCGTAGCCATCACACGTTCTCCTTCTCAATTAGTTTCCAAGCGACCTTAGTCGCATCTGTATCGGGCCGACGGTATTGCTCGTGCACCAGCATGCCGGCATCAAACAA